ATCCTACAGTCTCGGCCCCTTACGGTCTAAAGCCTGTAAACCTAATTGGTGGACAGGTATTCGCGGGTGCAACCCGTTTGATGGAAATTGCGAGTGGTTATGCCACCAGCATTTTCTACGGCGATTTGGTTAAACGCGTCACATCAGGAACAATAGAAAAGGACACTGGCACTTCAACCGCCACTCCTTGCGGTATTTTTCTGGGCGTAAGTTTTACCAATGGTTCAACTGGTCAAATTCAACAACAGCAATTTTATCCAGCAAGTCAGTCTATCAAGTCTGGCACGCAGATTTTTGCAGTTGTTGCAGATGATCCTGACACGCTGTTCCAAGTAGTCTCTTGTTCCGCAACCACAACTGTGGCCGCAATGGGCATCGCTGCTATTGGTAGTAACATTGCTTTGATTCAAAACGCTGGTTCAACTACTACTGGTAATTCAGCAGTGGCTATTGATGAAGGCACTCAGACTACTACCAATACGCTGCCTATCCGCATTATTGATGTGGTGCGCGAGACAGCAACAGGCGCTGACGCATTTGTTGAGTTTATCGTTAAGATAAATGCGACCATGCATCAGTACAATAACGCCACTGGCATATAAGGAGCATAAACCATGGCTATTTCACGCGCACAACTACTGAAAGAGTTGCTCCCTGGCCTGAACGCATTGTTCGGTATGGAGTACTCTCGCTACGGCGAAGAGCACAAAGAAATCTATGAAACCGAGACTTCTGAGCGTTCCTTCGAAGAAGAGACCAAACTGTCTGGATTCTCCGCCGCTCCGGTGAAGAACGAGGGCTCTGCAATTGCTTATGACAATGCGCAGGAAGCTTGGTCAACCCGCTATACGCACGAAACCATTGCCTTGGGTTTCTCGATCACTGAAGAAGCGGTCGAAGATAACTTGTACGACAGCTTGTCTGCTCGCTACACCAAGTCGCTGGCTCGTGCTATGGCTTACACCAAGCAGGTTAAGTCTGCGTCAGTTCTGAACAACGGCTTCTCAGCGTCCTACGTGGGCGGTGACGGCGTTGCATTGTTTAGTGCTAGTCACCCCTTGATCTCTGGTGGTGTCAACAGCAACACTCCTTCTACCCAAGTTGACCTGAACGAGACTTCCTTGGAAGCCGCCGTTATTCAGATCGCTGCTTGGACGGATGAGCGTGGCTTGTTGATCGCAGCCAAGCCCAAGAAGATGGTTGTTCCTCCTGCTCTTCAGTTCGTTGCTACTCGTTTGTTGGAGACCAATCTACGGGTTGGCACCGCTGACAACGATATCAATGCGTTGAAAAACAATGGCGCTATTCCTGAAGGTTATTGCATTAACCACTATCTGACCGATACCAACGCATGGTTTTTGACCACTGACGTACCTAACGGCCTGAAGCATTTCGTTCGTTCCCCGCTGGCTAACAGCATGGACGGTGACTTTGATACGGGCAACGTCCGTTACAAGGCCCGTGAGCGTTATAGCTTTGGCTGGTCTGATCCCCTTGGGATGTTCGGTTCTTCAGGTTCGACCTGATAAGCACCAGTAAAGAAGAGGTGGCTGGCCTTCTACTAGGGCTCCTTCGGGAGCCCTTTTTATTTGTTGCGCCCCATTTAAAACCGTGATATATTGCAATTATTCCGGGCTTTCCGGTGTATCTGACAGTCCCGGCTGACGACATGCAGACAGATACGCCCCACTTGCATGTAAGGAAAAATCATGGCACGCACTACGTTTCAAGGCCCAATTCGTTCTTTGGGCGGCATCTATCAGCAAGGCCCAGCCTCTGTTGTTGAAATCACTTCTAGTACCACTTTGAGTCCTGAAGCTCATGGTGGTCGCATCCTTAGCGTTGGTGGATCATTAGCCGCAGCACTTACGCTGACGTTGCCAACTATCAACGCATCTACCAACCCCACAACTTCTGGTCCTGGTCAAGACCCTAGCACGTTGAACAACGAAGGTGTTGTCTACACAATCTGGGTTCCCACCACCATCTCCACTAGCTCGTTAAAGATTGCTACTGACGGTACTGACAAGTACATTGGCACAATCATTATGAACGACACCGACGCAGATGGAGCCACTTTGGTTGGTTTCTTTGCCGCCGCTGCAAACGACTTTATCAACTTGAACGGCACTACCACTGGCGGTGTTGCTGGCTCATGGGTACAGATTGTTGCTGTTGCTGCTCTGAATTACATGGTCAACGGCACAGTGATGGGTACTGGCACTGTTGCAACCCCGTTTGCTAACTCTTAATCAACCGAATGGGGCTTCGGCCCCTTTTTAAAGGAGATTGATTATGTCGATGCAAACTGATGTACAGGCAAGTGTCCCGCTAACTGCTACGGGGCAATTTACCAATCAAACACCTACTGCTCTTACTAGAACAAGGGTTAAAGCTGTTTACATGGTTCCGACAGGCACGGCTGGTAGTGTGATATTTAAAGATGGTGGGTCAGGCGGCACAACTGTTATCACGCTTAACACCGTGGCTTCTGCTACGCAACCTACGTATCTTTTGTTTCCGGGTGAAGGTGTTTTATTTAGCACTAATGTTCATGGAACTGTGGCGAACGTAAGTTCAGTCACAATTTTTTATGGCTAAGTCTCCCGCATGGCAACGTAAGGAAGGCAAGTCCGACAAGGGCGGTTTAAACGCCAAGGGCAGGGCTTCCTACAACAAAGCCAATCCGGGTAAACCCGGACTAAAGGCTCCGCAACCAGAGGGTGGTAGTCGTAAAGATTCTTTCTGCGCAAGGATGACCGGCATGAAAAAGAAGTTGACATCCGCAAAGACAGCGAAAGACCCGAATTCACGTATTAACAAAAGCCTACGGGCTTGGAAATGCTAAAGGACTTATATGAACAAAAGAACTCCCGCCAGAGAAAAAGCTGAATACATGGAAACAGAACGCACGTTTCCAATGGCAATGAAATTAGCCAAAGAAACCCCGCTTATTGGCAAAAGTCCTAAAGACGCAGTTAAAACTGCCCTTACTCCTGTGGCGGCAATGGTTGATATGGTGACGGGGCCAAAAAGACGTTCTGAAGAAGATATGTCAGAACTTACCCGTGAAGTTGCCCGTGGCGATAAGATGAAAAAAGGCGGTAAGGTTTCCGCATCTAGCCGTGCAGACGGTATAGCCCAACGTGGCAAGACCAAAGGAAGGATGATATGAATCCAGAAGTTAAAGCAATTACTGATGGGGCGGCTCTTACAGTCACGCTCTCTAGTGTGATGGGCTGGATGACTCCAGTAGCTGCGCTAATTGGTAGCCTTTTAGGTATTGTGTGGATGTGTATCCGCATATACGAAACCGAAACCGTTAAAAACTTGTTGGCTAAGTATGCCAAGCACGAGTAAGAAACAGCACAATTTCATGGCTGCGGTGGCTAACAATCCAGCGTTTGCTAAGAAAGCAGGAGTCCCACAATCCGTTGGGAAAGATTTTAGCAACGCCGATAAAGGCAAAACGTTTAAACAAGGTGGAGATATGGCAACCAAAATGAACCCCGGATTTATGGCGATGATGGCTAAGAAAAAAGAATCTAAGCCTATGGGTAAACCAACAATGAAACCCGGCATGAGTACAGCTAAGGATGGCATGAAAAAGCCTATGGCTGGCATGATGGGCATGAAAAAAGGCGGCATGCCTATGGTGATGAAAGATGGAAAAAAAGTTCCAGCTTTTGCCGCAAAGAAAATGATGGGTGGCGGAATGGCCTACTCTAAGGGGGGTTCAGCCTCTTCTCGCGCCGACGGTATTGCCACTAAAGGCAAAACAAAAGGCAAGATGCTGTCTAAGGGCGGCGCAACTAAAAAATACTGTTAAGGAGTTACCATGAAAAAAATGAAACGTTATGAAAAAGGTGGCGTGACCGAAGGTCAAAACACAGATATTGACGACGAAACTCGCACCCGTGCAATGAAGTCTGTGGAAGCCGGAATGATGGAGAAAGAGCCTGAAGAAAACTTCAAATCTACTCCAAGAGCTAAACCAGCAATGCCCGCGTTAAGTGCTGCTTCTTCAAAACCTAAATCAACCCAGTATGGAGCAAGTGTTCCATCCCTTGCTGCTTCTACCACCTATGGTGGCGGCTTAGGACGTAGATCTAATCCTGAGTATCCAGAAGACGCTTCTAAGGCTATGGCTGACATGAAGAAAAAATCTTCTCCTGATGTGACCAAGATGTCTGCCAATGAGCGCACAAAGCAAAATATTGAAGACACAAAACAAAACATTAAAGAAAATCTTGCAAGCGCTAGATCGGGTAGCGGCAAAACTGATTCCCGATCTGTTAATGAGCGCATCCGTTCTGGCATCCGTTCTACTTTTGGTTTTGCTAAAGGTGGTTCTGTTTCTGCATCTAGTCGTGCTGACGGCATAGCCCAGCGTGGTAAGAATCGCGGAAAGATGTGCTAATCATGGCAGCCGCAAAACCCACAACTAGCGTAGTTAAGTCTTTAAAAAAGGCCGGGTTTTACGGCGCAAGTGAACCCAAACGGCTGGCTATTATTAACAAAGTTACAACCAAGCCCCAGCGGATAAAAATGGTTGATAAATTGTTTTTAGCTAAGAAAGTTAAAGGTGGTAAAAAATGATTTCAAGCAGAGGAATGGGGTCTATTAGCCCCTCTAAAATGCCCAAAGGCAAGAGAGTTGCCCGAAGGGACGACACTGATTTCACTGAATATAAAAAAGGTGGATTGGCAAAACAAGCAGCTACGGCTATTGCCATGAAGGAAGCGGGTAAGAAGCCCAAGAAGATGTCTGCTGGTGGTGATTTAAAAGAAGTTCCAGCAGAGAATATTGGTTTGTCGAAGCTGCCCACTGAAGTGCGTAACAAAATGGGCTATATGAAAGACGGCGGAAAAGTAAAATCTAAAGTAAACGAGGCGGGTAACTATACCAAGCCTGAGTTACGCAAACGGATTTTTAACAGTGTTAAAGCTGCGGCAATCGCAGGTACAGGCGCAGGGCAGTGGTCAGCACGTAAAGCTCAGGTTATGGCTAAACGCTACAAAGCCGCAGGTGGGGGCTACAGAGATTGAAAGCACCACAGCAATCCCTTAAAAACTGGGGCGATCAGAAATGGCGTACCAAGTCGGGAAAGCCGTCGTCAAAAACTGGTGAGCGTTACTTGCCAGAGGCAGCAATTAAGTCTTTAAGTTCTAAAGAGTATGCGGCAACTACCAAGGCAAAGCGTGCAGGTAAAGCCAAGGGCAAACAGTTTGTGGCTCAACCCAAGGGTATAGCAAAGAAAACAGCAGGATTTAGATAATGGCATATACCTCCGGCAGTACCGCATTTAACCTTGACTTCACCGAGTTAGCGGAAGAAGCGTGGGAACGCGCTGGACGGGAGATGCGTTCAGGATATGACCTAAGAACCGCACGCAGATCGATGAACCTGATGACCATTGAATGGCAAAACAGGGGCATCAACATGTGGACGATTGAGCAAGGCTCTATTGACCTAGTTGCGGGTTTAAACACGTATCCAACCCCGACAGATACCATTGACCTGATGGATCATGTAATCCGTACTGGGGCTAACAGCGCCAGCACACAGTCCGATTTAACGATCACCCGCATTAGTTCTTCGACCTATGCCACGATCCCTAATAAATTACAGCAGGCTCGTCCTATCCAGATTTTTGTTCAAAGGAACTCTGGCGAGACAAACCCCGCCAATTCCACGTTAAGTACAACCATCACCGCCACAAGCACAGAGATAACTCTCAGCACCACGGTTGGATTGGCTGCGGCTGGGTACATTAAATTAGATAATGAGACTATCTACTATCAGTACATTACAGGCAATACCCTATATGTATGCTCTAGGGCGCAGAACGACACAACGGCAGCAGCCCATACATCAGGCATCTCGGTGTATGTTCCCCAACTCCCTGCTGTAACCGTCTGGCCTACCCCAGATGACTCCACCTCGTATCAGTTGATCTATTGGCGCTTACGGCGCGTGCAAGATGCTGGGGCTGGTATACAGACTGGCGATATGAATTTCCGCTTCCTACCCGCCGCTGCGGCAGGATTAGCCTATCAAATTGCAGCCAAGGTTCCTGAACTGATGCCACGGGTTCAAATGCTTAAAGAGATGTATGACGAGCAATTCAACCTTGCCGCTGGTGAAGACCGTGAGAAGGCAGCAATTAGGTTTGTTCCTCGTCAATCATTCATTGGAGGGGGTAGCGCTTAATGGGCAATAGATTTGCTTCTGGCAAATACAGTATTGCCATGTGCGACCGTTGCGGTCAGCGCTACAAACTCAAGGAGTTAAAGAAGGAAATCATCAAGACAAAGCTGTACAACATAAAAGTTTGTCCTGAGTGCTGGGATCCAGATCAGCCTCAGTTGCAACTAGGTATGTATCCAGTTGATGATCCGCAGGCGGTGATGGAGCCACGTAATGACGGTACGTATGTGACTGCGGGTGTGAATGGATTGCAGGACAACCTGTCTGGTTTTGGCGGTTATCCAACCGGAGGTTCTAGGGACATCCAGTGGGGCTGGTATCCGGTGGGTGGATCGAGTGAATTTGATGTGCCTTTAACACCAAATAACTTGGTGGGAACGACAAGTGTTGGTACAGTAACGGTTAGCGTAACTTAGGAGTTGAAAATGGACAAGAAAGACTTAAAACAGGACAAGAAAATGGTTGCTGGTGCAGTGCATAAGCATGAGAAAAAATTACATCCCGGTCAGCCTATGACTAAGTTTGCCAAGGGTGGCAAGACCAATATGCAGATGCGTACATTGGGTCGTGGCATGGCTAAGGTTGCTAACCAGATGAAATCCTCAAGGAGCAAATAATGTATAGCAAAAAAGTAATGGGCAAAGAAGTTGGCGATGCCAGCGTCTATGCTGTTCCACACACGATGGACGGCAAGGCTGGCGTGAAAATGCGCGACAAAGCACCTATGCCACGCAAGAAGGATTGGACTCCTATGGACGGAGTCAGCATTGGTTCTAACGATGAAGTTAAAACTACTGGCATCAAAATCCGTGGAACAGGCGCTGCCACTAAAGGCGTAATGGCTAGAGGCCCGATGGCATGACCTATGCCGAGTTAGTCGTTGCTGTTTCAGACTACTGTGAGAACACGTTTCCCACGGTAGATATGAACATTATGATTAAGCAGGCGGAGCAGCGCATCTATAACACGGTGCAGGTTGCCAACCTGAGAAAGAATGTGACTGGACTTTTAACTTCTGGCAATAAGTATCTGTCTGCGCCTGATGATTTCTTGTCTACATACTCTTTGGCTGTATACCCAAGTGCTGGCGGCGACTATCTTTACCTGTTAAACAAAGACGTTAACTTTATTAGAGAT